TTCAAGCAGCTATCCCCATCAGTCGGCGCATTGTCTAAGAACTGTGTAGCTGAGTTTGATGGTGGACATTTCTTCCTTGGGAATGGTGACGTCTATATCAATGATGGTCAGAGGGTGAAGTCTATCCTACCACATAAGATTAGAGACTACCTCTTTGAGAACCTTGATGGACAATACGTGGAGCGTAGTTTTGTTGTTGCTGACTATGGCAATACAGAGATGTGGGCTTGTTTCCCAACGCCGGAGAGCGTATCCAATCAATGTGATAAAGCAATTGTATGGAACTGGACTAATCAAGCTTTTACCATAAGAGACATTCCAGACCTAGCTCATATTGGTTATGGTACTGAGGATGATCCCAACGCTTTCACCACTTGGGCTGCGGCAATACCAACATGGGCTAGTGCCATTGGTGGCTGGGCAGTAACATGGTCACAGTCTGAAAATGTTTTGGTTATGGCATCCCCAACAGATACAAAACTTTACAGGAATGCTTCTGGAAATAGGAAAGATACTACCAACATGACCTCATTTATATCGAGAACTGGTATCACCATGAATTCCCAGCAACAGAACGATCAGTCTACAGTGAAGCGTATAAAAGCTATCTGGCCCAAGATGGAGATAACCGGGTCTGGCAATACGGTTAATGTTTATGTTGGGACACAGAACTCTACAGAAGAGGCAGTCTCTTGGTCATCCGCTGTTGCGTTTAATCCAGACACCCAATCCAAAGTATCGGTAAGGAAGAGCGGTAAACTCTACGGGGTGAAATTTGAATCCACTGGAGACTTCCATTGGAGACTAGATGGATATGAGGTTGAACTGGATGATGCTGGAAGGAGAGGCTCTAGGAGTTATTAATGGCTACCTATTCTGACAGAGTTGTAAAGTCTGTAACTCATTACCAACCTAACCCACTTCCTATAAACCAAGAGGATTTAGGTTTATATATTACCACAGAATTAAAAAGACTTGGCGATGTTATCTTCAACCAAGCTACATTCAGACTTGAACGAATACACCATGTACCAGCCAAGCCTAGAGAGGGTGACATGAGATACTTTGATGGGACTAATGCAGACCCCCTAAGCACAGGTAATGAAGGCATCTATTACTTTAAGAAGGGTTCTCCGGGTGCGTGGGTATTTCTAGGTTGAAGGCTCAGATCGTACAGCCTGAAGATATTGCTCATATCTGGGAATCGGTTGCGCCATTGCTTGAGAGGGTGAAGGAGCATACTGAGGGTGAGTTTGAGACTGATGATTACCTTGAACCATTAACGCATGGTGATATGCATTTATGGATAGCGACAGAACATAGTGATGTTAAAGCTGCCATGGTTACTCAGTTTGCTATATATCCACAGAAGAATATGCTAAGAATTATCTCAATGGCTGGTGAAGACTTTGAAGAAATTAGAGGTTTCCAAGATATGATAGAAGCATTTGCAATCAAGTCTGGTTGCAGTGCATTGGAAATGTGGGGTAGGAAAGGTTGGAAGAAGCTACTTCCAGATTGGAAGGATACTTACATTGTCTATACTAAAGACTTAAAACATAGGATGCAATAATTATGGGCGGCGGATCAACAACAACAGATTATTCAAGTTTACCTGTATATGGCGATCAGGCTGACTTAGACTATGCGGTGCGGAAAGGTCAAATAGGCATGGGTGACCGAGCTAGAGTTGGTAATAGCATTTATGAGTATGACCGTGAGGCTGGATGGAATATTATTAGAACTATGCCACCGGGAACATTTCCCTCAGCCACGGACGCCACAAACAACGGGATACTTAACCCATTGCCAGAAATAACCGATGGCATTCTCAATCCATCGCCAAATGTTGGCACTGTAGACCCAAACTATAAATCATTAGGTGAATACCTTGTAGGTCCAAACTACACAGGCCCAACTACTTCTGATGAATATGTGATGCAGAGGGCTGGTGGCCCAGCTTGGGATTATAACTATCCTATGTATCTTGGTAGTGGAGCATATGGTCCGGGTGGTAGTGTACCTACTGTAACAAGCGGTGGAGTATTAACTGGTCCGACTACAGGCCCAACAACTACACCAACAACTACACCAACAACTACACCAACCACTACACCAACCACTACCCCCATAACTACTACAACTACAGGTCCGGGTCCAGATGGGGCTGAAGGCCCACAACCGAATAATGATTTTGGTATAGATAACTCTAGGTGGAATAATTATACAAATAATGCCGCTAATGTACCAATGTTCCCCAATACAAATCAAGGGGCTACAGATTATGAAAGGTATTCATCTGCGAATCCTCAATCTCTTGGTTTGTTAGATGGTCTTAATAGAACTGGTTCTGGTATGAGGCCCGGTACTAATGCGGCGGCTTATGGTGGTGCTGGTGATCCTACTTGGAGCGGTTTTGCCTCCACAGGAATACCGGGAAGCGGTATATTTGATCTACCATCTCGATGGAGACAAGGATTAGAGTCTAAGAATTCTGCGCAGATTGCGAAAGAGATTCAAATGAATGAGGATTGGGGTCCAATCGGACCTTCAGTGGATTATGGTGCTGGCACTTTATCTGGAAGTCAGCCCAATTTAGGATCATATGAAATGGGTATTGCTACACCGGGAGATGCTGGAGTTTCTGCTCCGGGAACACCCGGATACAATGCGTCTGCTAGAAATATGGGTGTAGGAATGACACACTCTGGACTTATAGAAACCGTTCCAGATCAGACAGCTTGGGATGAACTTGTACCCGAAGAGGTAAACTATGATCCTTTTTTACCAAGCGGTGTTACAACATTCCAATCAGCATCTAAACCACGAACAGTCCCTGTATCTACCGCTTCTACCAACCTACAAGACTATCCGGTGGCCGGACTGGCAAACATCGGTCACTCTATTACTGATGTGGACCCAAATCTTTCCTCAGTGATAGCGGCTCATAATGTTCAGGTACAACAGCAGCAAGAGGAAGCAATACAAAGACAAGCTAATCAGATTTTTGGGTCAAGAGCTATGGACGAGGGGATGTTAAGCCCGGAGCAAGAGGCTATCTTGTCTCAATATGATGATATGATGTCCACTGGGCTATTAGGTTTTGAGGGTGGTGGAGGATTTGAAGGGAGAAGCCCCGGTGCGGCAATAGATGCAAGTGATAGGGGCAGAGGTCCATTTTAGGAGATAAATTATGGCAGGTGGCGGAACACAAACAACAAAGACAGAGCCGTGGGATGAGCAAAAACCCTACCTAGAAGCGGGGTTCGGGAGAGCGCAGGATTTGTACAATCGCAATCCAATGGGTCCATCTTATTACGGCGGAAGCACACTGGCCGGATTTGACCCTGCTCAACAGGCAAGTCAGCGTATGACAATGAACTATGCTATGGGTGGTAGGCCACAGGCTATGCAGAGACAGGCTGAATCATCTCTAGGCACAGGTCTGAGCGGTCAGGTCGATACTGCGGCATTTAATCCACTGGCGGCAGCTTTAGGGCAAAAGGTTCAGGGAGAGCTACAGGGTAATATCCTTCCCGGAATTAGAGAATCTCAAGTGAGATATCAGCCCGGCGGTTCTTCCCGTGGTGACCTCGTACAGAATAAGGCAATCGCCAATGCGGTTACTTCTGGAATGACCCTTCCATTAGCACAGGCTTATGGCGATGCGTACAACACAGCGCAGAATAGAGCTGTATCATCGGGTCAAATGTACCCATCCTTAATGTCTGCACCACTTGGGATGGCGGAAGCTGTTGGTGATGTTGGTGCGGCTAGAAGGGGCATGACTCAGGAGGGTATAAATAGATCAATGATGAGAGATCAGTATACTAAGAATGCGCCACAACAAGCACTGGCTAATTACATGAATATGATTGGTGGAAACTATGGTGGTACTACTACTCAGACTGCACCGGGTGGTGGAATTGGCGGTATAATAGGTTCCATTCTTCCCCTGATGATGGGTATTTAAGGTGTTTAACTGGCTTAAAAAACTTTGGCCCGGTAAGTCTCTAATGAATATGGGGGCTAATGCTGGGTATCGCCCTAAGAACCCCACACTAGGCGGAACTGTTGGTAACCCAATGGCCGCTATTGGTCAGGTTGGTTACATTAATCCCGGCGGGTCAGT